CGACGCATCACCCAGGAACATCGCTGCGTCTATCTGGTCAAGGCCGACCGGGTGGAGTTTTTGCAGGGGCGCTACCACTACTGACGCCACGTTCGGTGGCTACTGCCGCGAAGCTCTGTCCCGTCGCCGCCAAGGTCACCGGCACCTCCGGAAAATTCTGCTGGAAACGCTTCACGACGACATCGACGTACTCCGGCGCGATCTCGATGGCGCGCACCTTTCTGCCGGTGCGCTCGGCGGCCAGCAGAGTCGTGCCCGAGCCGCAGAACGGTTCGAACACGATCTCTCCCTCGTCGGTGTAGGACTCCAGGACGAACTGGGGCAGTGCCACCGGGAACACCGCCGGGTGGTCGATGTCCTGCCCGATCTTGCCCTTGTGCCGCATGATGCGAATCACGGAATCCGGGATCTTGGTCTCCTGCGTGACCCGGCCGACGTGGTTCCAGGCGGTCTTGCTGCCATCCTTGTTGCGCATGCCGCCGGCGCTGGTGCCGTCGCCACGCAGGTGCGTATCCTTGCCCGCGTAGATGCAGGGCACGAACTTGTTCGGGCGGCGTACCTCGGAATCCTTCCGGTTGAAGTGGAAGACGAACTCGAAGGACGGGGCCAGCCGGCCATTCCAGTCGCCGGGCAATCCCGGCCCCTGATCCCAGACATACCAGGCGAAGCGCCGCCAGCCCTGGGTGCGCATCCACTCGAGCCAGCCATCCCAATACGGGATGACTTCCTGCTCACGGTGGATCAGGCCGAGGTTGACCAGCACCTGGCCGTTCGGGGCCATCGGCAGGTTGGCGAAGACGCCCCGCATCAGGGCATCCCAATCGATGATGGTGTTCGTGTAGTCCCGCTGGTTGCCGTAGGGCGGCGAGGTGAAACACAGGGCGGCTTCTTCGCCTTCCATCAGCGTTCGGACGATGGCCGGGTCGGTAGCATCACCACAGATGACGCGATGCGCGCCGATCTGCCAGACATCACCGGGACGCGAGACCGGGTTGGCCGGCACATCGGGCACATCGTCGGCCCCATCATCCTCGGGCTCATCGGAGTTCTCGTCCTGCAATGCCTGCTCGGCACCGACCAGCAGTTCCTCGATCTCATCAACGGTGAAGCCGGTCATGGTCAGGTCGTACCCCGCCTCGGACAACTCGGCCAATTCCAACGCGAGTAGTTCTTCATCCCACCCCGCGTCCAGCGCCAGACGGTTGTCAGCGATCACGTAAGCCCGTTTCTGTGCCGGCGAGAGGTGGCCGAGTTCGATCACCGGCACTTCCTGCAGATCCAGCTTGCGTGCTGCCGCCAGGCGACCGTGACCGGCGATGATGCCGTTGCTGCCATCGACGAGGATGGGCTGTGTCCAGCCGAACTCGACGATGCTGGCGGCGAGCTTGGCGATCTGCGCCTCGGAGTGCGTGCGCGGATTGCGGGCGAATGGGATCAGCGTCTCGATCTTGCGATACTCGACGCGCAGTCGTTCGGTCATGGAAATGCAAAAACCCGCCACGAGGGGCGGGTCATCAAAGGGTGGTCACTCGGTTCAGGTGATAACCGGGGTGGTAACTGGTAACCCCGGTAACCTCGTTTCGGGATTGGACGCAAGCCGAATGCCGCGCTCGCGCCTCCCGCATGGGCTTCTTGACAGGAAGGACCCGTCGAATTTCTGACCGGAAGCGATGTAGGCATCACACCCACACCGCTCGCCAGATCATAGCTGTCATGCTATCCAATTTTCGGGGTTGATGTTGCAGGGCCAAAAACCGCTGATTGCCGCTGCCTGCCTCTGTGTCACGCTCACGCACGCCAAATCACTTCAAAATACTACCGTGCGATGCGTCTGCTCATTGAGTCGTTCGACAACGACCTGCAGTGCACGTTGCCACCGCCGCCAAGCGGTCGTGCGCTCGCAGCCGAAGCGGCGACAGATGAACTTCCATTCGTAGTGCTTGGCGCGCATCCAGATCAGATGACGCTGTTCGACTTCGAGCCACTGCACCCAACGCATCGTCTCCAGCATTTGCTCGATGGCCTGAGGTGATGGTGGCAAGGAGCGATAGACATGCTCTTCGTCTGGGTAGGTCTCCCAAGCATCCCTGGCAAATGCCGGCCACACGTTGAAGTAGCCTTGGACGGTGACCCTGGGCAGTCGGCGACTGGTTTCAGCCGCTTCGGCAAAGCGTTCTGCCACGATCTCGATTGTCCACTCAAGCACGGCGCTTCTCCCCATACAGGCGCTCGCCCAGTTGCCGGACGAACTCACGTTCCATGAAATCCAAGCGATCATCGTTTTCAGCGATAACCAGGATGTGTTGATCGCGCCAACCCTGACGTTTGATGTCCTCGGGTTCTTCCCGCGAAGTGCTGCGCCCGAGTGGGCAGCGATAAGGAGGAACGGGGATCTTCACCTCACACCTCCTGTGTCTCGATAGCCCAGTGGAGCAGTGCCAGGGCATCGGCTTCGTTGTCGTCTTTGGGATCGTGACCACGGGACTGGGCGGCGATGATCATCTCGTCCTTGCCGGCATTACCTTTGCCAGTCGCGTGCTTCTTGATCGTGCCGACCGGAACGCCCTGATAGGGAATGTTCTGGTGCTCGCACCACGCGGTGAGGTGGCCCATGAAACCGCCGTAGGCGTGTGCGGCATCGACGCCCGCATGCCGCCGCACCTCTTCGAAATACACGGCATTGATGGACTGACTCGTCGACAGCAGTTCGTTGAGCCAGCGCTTGAATCTAAGGAAGCGCATCCCGCCCCCCTCGAATCTCTGGGGCTTGAAACATTCCGTACCGCTGATGATGCTGCCGTCCAAGTGGTGCAGTGCCCATCCGGTTTTCGTGCCCAGATCGAGGGCCAGGATCGTCGTGTTCATATGTTCAGTCCTTTCTTGCTTTCGGTCTGACGCAGCCGACACGGTTTGTCGAAACATTCCATGAGGCGCGCACGCGCACACGTGTGGCGAGTTACGTGAAAGAGCGTCGGCTGCGTCAGCCAGCTGGTTTTTCATGAGCGTCAGTTGTCGGCATAGGGGGTGTAAGCAGGCGCGGGCGGGTTCTTGAGGCCGATGCCCTGAAATCCCCGCACGCCCACACTGTTGCGCCATTTCTCGATGCCGCGCGTGATGAGCAGATCTGAAAAGCGCCTCTGCGAGCCGATGAATTCGCCTGCTGCCTCTGCCCACTGTTTCCAGTCGTTGAACAGTTCGGCGGTCAGCGACTTGGCATTGGGCTCGCGCACACAGCACTCCTCCAGCCAACGCCCCAGTGCATCCTCGGCTTCGAAATATTCCTCGGTTGCCTCGACCACTCGCTGGGGAGGATCAAGCCGTCCCAAACGCTGCCAGTCGAGGCAGCCCTGCACCGCCCAGGCCAGGATGCCGTCGCGCTCGGCCAGCAATTTTTGCTGCAGATGCTTGTCGCGGCGCTCGGGCGGAACGGTGATCGTGAACGGGATCAGGTGCAGGCGCCGCTTCATCGCTTCGTCGATGTTGCGAATCGCAGGCTTGTGGTTGCCGGCCACGAACAACTTGAACTGCGGGAAAAACTCGAAGAAGTCCTGACGCATGAATCGCGCCGAAATCTTGTCGCCCCCGGTCAGGTTCTTGACCTTCGATTCGGCCCAGCGACGCCCCTGTTCGGTTTCGATGGCGGCAACGAAGCGTGCACCGCGCAGCCCTGCCATGTCGGTCGGATGCCGGTCGGTGCGCGTTTCCATGAAGGTGTCCATCGGCGCGTTGGTCGCGTAGTCACCGAGGATGGTGGCCAGCGTGTTCACGAACACCGACTTGCCATTCGCGCCCGTGCCGTACAAGAAAAACAGCGCATGCTCTCGCGTCGACCCGGTGAGTGCGTAGCCGACCATTCGCTGCAGATAGCTCTGCAACTCCGTATCGCCTCCCGTAACCTCATCGAGGAACTGACGCCAGATCGGGCAGTCACCTCCGGGTGTGGCCGTGGTGATTTTCGTCATCCGGTCAGCACGATCATGTGGGCGCTGGCGGCCGGTTTTCAGATCGACGACACCACCTGGGGTATTGAGCAGCCATGGATCGGCATCCCATTCCTCAGTGGTGGCCGCATGCCTGCGGTCCGCACGCGACAGCCGCTCAACGCCACCGACCGTACTGGCACTGGCCAGCTTGGCGGCCACCTTGGGATTCTCGGCACGCACGGCGGCATGCCGGCAAACGCTACGGATCAGATCGGAGGCGGCCAGCGTGTCCTCGGTACGCCAGCGATTGCCATCCCACACCAGCCAGCGACCCCAGGTTGAAACGTAGCGCCAGTCGCGGTGATAACGCCGGGTGAAGGCCAGAGCCAATGCATCCTCTGTGCCCCACACCGATTCGTCGCTGCTCGCGACCGGCTCGGCATCCACGGTGATGTCGTGCATCTGCAGGCGCGGGCCATGGGCAAGGAAGGCGGCGACATCAAATCCCTCTGAGATGGCATCCGCTGCATCCCATCCCTCTGCCGCCTCCTCGGGCGGGTACAGGATGAAGCAGGACTTTGCTCCGGCTGACAGGATGGCTTGTGCCGCCTGCGTTGCGTAGTCCCAGCCCGGCTTGTCGCGGTCCGGCCAGATCAGCACCGACTTGCCGGCCAGCGGTGACCAGTCGGTTTTCTCGACCGGGGCGTTCGCACCGTGCATCGCCGTGGTCGCCACGATGCCGACCTCGATCAAGGCCTGCGCGCATTTCTCGCCCTCAACCAGTACCACTTGACTGGCCAAGGCCACTCCGGGCTGGTTATAGAGAGGGCGCGGCTCGGGGGGAGCCATCTTGCGCCGCTTTGCATCCCAGGGTCGGAATTCCTTCTTCCGACCAGGTGGGTCGTAGCGGTAGACAACTGCAATCAGTTTGCCAGCCGCATCGAGGTAGTCCCATTTTGCGGTTGCCGGCCCAAGTTCATCGACCGGGACCTCCTTCCTGGTCTTGCGGGATGGGACCGGGGGCGACTGACCGAGCAGATCAGCAGCATGCTGCAGCACACGCGGGAACTCCGTCTGCGCGTCTGCACCCAGATGCGCTGCGATCAGATCAAAAATGTCACCGCCATCACCGGTCGCCCGATCCGTCCATAGCCCGGCCTTGTCGCCATCGAGAACAACTTCGAGGCTATCGCCTGGGCTGCCAAGCACGTCGCCGATGAGGAATTTACCCTTGCGCTTCTTTCCTGCCGGGAACAGCGTGGCCAGTACGGATTCCAGTCGGCCGACGAGATCCGTCCGTAACGACTCACGTGTCGCCCCGCTCTCAGATGGCAACTCAACCGGGGCATCGTTGAAATCAAGCATTCGCCGCGCCTCCCTGTGCCAACATCCACGTTTCCAACTCGTGCAATTTGAAGCGGACGAGCTTGCCGACCCGGTAATGCGGTATGCCCAGTCGTGCTCGTTCCTTGGGATGTGTGAGCAGGTACATGGGCAAATTCAGGCAATGGGCAGCCTCGCTTGCATCGACCAGGCGTTCGCCAAATACATCGCTGATGGATGATGGGTTCATGCTGTATTCCTCCAGCACCGGTCCTGCCATGCGCACATCCGGCACTCAAAATGGGTGGGGTCATGAAAGGCACGTGGAAGCAATTCGCCGGCTTCAGTCGCCGAGATCACGTTCAGCGCCCGATCGGACATGCGTTGGGCCAGGGCTGCGTCGAAGGGCACCAATTCGGTGTAGATCTCCATGGTGTCGGCATTGACCGCCGTGAAGATGGCTGGCTGCTCATGCAACTCGAGGTAGGCTTGATAGATCGCCACCTGCGCGGCATAGACTGGCTTGGCCACCGCCAACCCACTCTTTTCGAGATCGCGCCAGGACTTCGAGCCCAGACATTTGTTCTCCCAGAGCGCGGGATAGGCGAAGCCCTGGGGACCGCCGACGATGACGCCGTCGATATGTCCTTGCAGACGTCCACCAGCCGCCGAGAAACCAAACTGATCACCATTGGCCTTGCGAGTGCGCAGATCGAACCCTGCCGCCCGTAGCCAGTCGACCATGCAATCCTCCATGACATGGCCGCGCCTGAAGATGCGTAGCAAGCGTCCATCGTGGTCAAGACCATGGTCGATTGGCGCCTTGGCAAACTCATACTGCAACGCCCGCGCACAGGACACGCCGAGACGAGATGCCCCGAGGTAGTCACGCGGCACCTCTTCGGAACGCAGGCGCTGCATTCCAAAATCAACCAATGCCGTGACCTGACCGGAGATGCTTGACGAGGAGTTGAAGTCCATCATCGCTTTGCCCCCTTCCCGTCTTCCCATGGCAAGTCGTCCTCCAGATCGGCGAAGGGGTTGGCCATCGGATCCGGTGTCGGCGCCATGCCACGTACCGGTGGGAACTTGGTCTCTTGGTGGTGCTCGACCATCGCATCGGTGTAACAGGTGACAATGGCGTCGATCACGCGCAGTGCCTCGGCTTCGCTGTAGTCGCCGAGCGGTTTGGCAAACCCAATCTCACCGGCGGCTTCGCCGAAGGATTTGAGGCACATGCGCATAGCGGCCAGTTCGACGTCAGAGGGATCGATCATGGCGACCTCCTTGATGCGCTTGCCGCCATCCTTCACGCGCAGCCAGTTGCCATACAAGGCGTGAAACACATCCTGACAGCGGCGTGAGCAGAACACCCAGTCGATCGGGTAGCGCCGTGGATCGCCGATGCGATGCCGGTTGTCGGAGTGGCCGAATCCCCGCGCCTGGCGTTGGCATACCCAGCACTTGCCGCTCATACATGGCAACCTCCGGCCGGCTTGCCCGGGCGAGCGCGAACCGCGTGGTCTGTGCAATAGGCATCGAGTTCGACGTAGTCATCGCGAATCGGGGTCGAGCCGATACGCACGCCACTGGAATGGCGGCAGCGCGCAATGCGCAGGCCACCAATATCACTGGCGCTTGACGGATCGAGATGGCGACAATTGCCGCAACGTTTCCCGTTCATGCCCATCCCCTTACTGTGCCCAGGCCGGTTTGCCCGACACAGAAGCGCTCGGTGTCGGGGCGGATGGCGTCGTTGGGCGAGCAACGGTAGGCGCGGCCATCGGGGCGGGAGTGCTTCCGACGGCGCGGGCGTACTCGGGCTGATCGGGCTCGACAGCGATCTTCACCACGTTGCGCAGTTCGCCGCGACCATCCTTCTCGACATCGATGCGAGCGACGAACTCGATGCCGTCCAGTTCGTGGAACCCCTGGATGCGGCGTGCAGCCGCCGCTTGCGGTGAGTTGTCCTTGGGATTGATATTGCGGGCGCTGTTGAGCGCAGCGCGAACGAACGTCCTGCCCATGTTGCCCCACGCAGGCCCCTTCGCGCTGTGCAGGCCGATGTTCGACCACATCTTGCGGCGGGCGAAGTCACCCTCAAGGATCACGAACTCGCAGGCCAGGTAGATGCTGCCCGTATCGAAGCTCTGCGTGGCATATCCACCCATCCATCCCTGTGCGGCATCATCGTAGCCACCCGGCTTGATGGTCATGCGCACACGGGCGACAGTGCCCTTGGGAATAAGGTCGAAGGATTGTTGTTGTTCGGCGTCGTTGAAATCGTTCCAGGCAGACATGATTACTCCTTGGTAATTTGGGATTGGGTTGCGGTGGCGCACTTCTCGATGAGCGCGCGCAAGTCGGGGGGCTCCAGCAAATCAAGCTGTCCGGAGCGATCCTTGGCGGGATAGCCGTAGGGATTCAGGGTGTGGGTGACAAAGGCACGGTAGGCAGCGCCGTCCTCGGCTTTGATCTCGGCCAGGGTCACCACTTCATCCACGATGCCGGGGAGCTCGGCCGAGGTTTTGGCACCCTCGATCTGCGGGACGAACACCTTGCGATTGAAATCATCGAGACGTTCATCGAGAATGGCCACGAACACCACGTGCTTGCCACGGGCATGCTGGAGATGCATCAGCGCACCGAGCATCTCGGTACCGAGCAACCCATAGGCACCCCGCGTGTCGGGTTTGCCGGTGCGCTCGGACATTGCCTGCGGCTGGGTCTTGGCCCAGATCAGAGCCAGCCTAGCCAACACGGTGATGCTGTCGACGAAATAGCAGTCGTATTTCGCCAGCTGCGCCGGATCGCCATAACGCTCACAGACATGCTGATAGTGCGCATCCGAGTACGGCGCCTCGGCGGGCAATGCCGGGTTCGGGCCTGCCAGAAACACCACCAGATCACGGAACTCCGGCCATGTCGTCGGGCGAACACAGTCCCCCCGCCAGTCCTTGACCGCGAGATCGCCGGCTTCCAGATCGACGAACAAGGTGGTGTCTTCCGGAAGCGTCTTAAGTTGGGTGGTCTTGCCGATGCCACTCTTGCCGAGCAGCACCAGCTTGACGCCTTTCTTCTCGCGCAGACGCTGGTCAGCGGTAATGATGGGAAGAGCCATCACGCCACCTCCTTCAACTGCTCGGCAACCGCCGGATTCCACAGGATCTGGTAGCCGCTATGGCCATTGCGCGAGTACGGCATGGCTTCAGCCCAGGATTCGCCCGCCTCGGTGAGTTCCCACTCATCACGATCATTGCGGACCTGAAGACCGTAATTGGCCAGGCGTTGGTTGGTTGCCTTAGCGGAGATACCGACCAACTTGCCGAGCTGGGTCGCATTGAGGGAGCAGATTGGTTCGTTGGCCACGGGCAGCGCGCGACGCATCGTCTCGACAGTCAGCCCGGTGTTCTCCTGGATGCAGGTCAGCGTCGCGGCCATGGCAATCCCGGCCTTAACTCCCGGCACTTTGGCGACGGCATCGCCGATCAACAACAGGGCCGTGACGCGATCCTGCGTCGGCGCGGGCAAAGCGGCCAGGGTGGGAACCGCGTAGCTCCCGGTCTTGCGAATGGTCGGCAAGACCTCGCTGGTCACCCAGCGCTTGAACCTTTTCGCGGCCTCCTTGGTGCTGCCGAGGATGAGCGCGTAAAGGCCGGACTCATTGACGTGGTTGGCGCGCTGGGTCCGCCCAAGGCTATCGATGACCTCGCGTTTTGCGAGGTCATCGGCATCGACGTGCTTGGAAACCGCATCGGAGGGATTCGCCAATTCCAGGGCAGCACAGACGTCATTGGCGTTGAACCATGGCTGGCCGGCATCATCAATCTGCACCCGGAGGGCGTGGGACTCAAACTGAAACGGAGTAAGCATGTTCATGATCACTCCTTCCAGTCGATCGCGGACAGACGATCCGAACCGATCGCGCCGACCTTGCGGGCATTGATATAGAGATCGTCCAGTGCGCAGCGACGACGGCTGGCAAGGGACTGCTCGTCAGCGGCAAACTGGATAGCGAAGGCCAGTTCGTCGAGGGGCGCGGTGTGAGTCGGAATGACCACTTCGTGCCCGTCCCGATCCCGGTAGCGGATCTGCTCCGGCAGGTTTTCGGCGAAGAGTGAGCTGACGTGTTTTCGCAGCGTGGCGGTATTGATGGTATTCATGCATTACTCCTCAGAATCGAGATCAAGGGCGTAGATGGCCTTGCCGGGTTTGACGGTGCGGGCGGCCTCGAACTGCTCGCGCAGTGACGTCGGCCAGTTGTTGAACCGGGACTCGGGGACGCTGAACTCGATGTCGAGGTAGTCCTCGACACGATCGCCAGAGGCGGCGATGCGCTTGGCAATCTCGGCTAATTGCTTCTGGTCCCAACTGACGCGTTTCGGTTTGTCGATTGACACGCTGAGCGGGCCGTCACTGAAGCGAACCGTGCCGAAATCCTTGCCGGTCTCTGCACGCGCAGCGCGTTCCAGTTCTTCGAATCGCTGCTGCATGGCGGTATGCACCTTGGCCTGCTCCTTCTTGAGCCAGTCGGCCAATTGCCCGAGATTGCGTTGAACTTCGACGAGGTGTGCCGGTGGCAGCGCCTGCAATTGCGACACCGACATTGCAGTGAGCTGATCGGGAAAGATGATGAGATCGTTCATCGCTATCCCCTTCACCGCGCCACGCGCTCAGAAGTCGAGTCGTGCAGCGCGCTATATTCGAAGTCGATGACGGCCTCGAGGGGATAGCTGACCCGCTTCGACAGCTTGAGATAGCGGGGTCCGCGACCTTCGCTGCGCCAACGCTGCAGGGTCTTGGGGCTGACACCCCAGCGCTGCGCGAGCTCGTTTTCGTTCAAGACCCGCCGGTCGCCCGGAGCCAGGCTGTTGATCGCCGGGTGGGGCGATTGATGGGTGTTACTGACTGGTGTCGGCATGTAAGCCTCCTATGACGTTGTTGAGGAATTGCAGGCCTCATTTCAGTCGTCGGGTGGCGAACATAAGAGGGACCGAATGGCGAACCACGACGGAACTTCTGGTTCGCTAATGCCGGTCTGCAGACGCAAAAACGGCGAGCACATGGCTCGCCGTCAGCTTC